CAGCGAGACATGCGGCCGCGAATCTCAAGGTTGGGTCGAAAAATTCCATCAATTGACCGCGGATCAGGACGGACTATGCGCACAAAGCGGCAGACTCCAACGGGTTTGAAGAAGCTCCGCGGCAATCCTGGGAAGCGAGCGCTTCCGCGTCATGAGCCGGAAGGAGTCGGCGGGCTTGGCGATCCGCCGGCCGGGCTCGACAAAGAGCAGCGCGAGGCGTGGCGCATCACGGCCGCGGCCGCGCCGCCGGGGCTTTTGACGGAGACGGACCGCGACATTTTCCGCGCCTATATCGTCGCCAGCGTCAATCACATGCGGGCGAACATCGAAATCAACGCCAACGGCTTCACGGTCGAAACGTCCACGGGGACTCCGATACAGAATCCGGCCGTTGGCGTGTTGCATCGATCCGCGGAGCTTATGGCCAAGTTGGGCGCGGAAATGGGCTTCTCTCCGTCCGCGCGTGCCTCTATCGGCCTTCGGATCATGAGGGAGACGGGAGCCAATGGCGCCAAGCAAGCGGGCTCCCCGCCGCCACGGGGAAGCGTCGCGGAATTCCTCGCGAGCAAGCCGGAGTCCGACGTCATCAATTGATGAAGTCACGGCATACGCTCGCGCGGTAGTCGCGGGCGATATCGTGTCATGCCGACTCGTGCGGTTGGCGTGCAAGCGGCACCTTGACGACTTGAAGAACGGCCACAAGCGCGGGCTCTATTGGGACGCGGAGACGGCGGCCTATCGGCTCGCTTTCTTCCCGCGCTTCCTGAAACACTCTAAGGGCGAATGGGCGCGAAGGCCGGTTGAACTTGCCCCGTGGCAAAAATTCTGTATCGGCAGCGTCCACGGATGGCGGCGCAAAGACGGAACGCGCCGCTTTCGTTACGTCTATGAAGAGCTACCGCGAAAGCAAGGAAAGTCGACTATGCTTGCGGGCGTGGGAATCGACATGCTGCTAGTCGACGGGGAGCCCGGCGCCGAAGTGTATAGCGCGGCGACAAAGAGGGATCAGGCAAAAATCATCTTTGAGGAAGCGAAGCGTATGGTTGCCGCTTCCCCGGAGCTATCGCAGGAAATCAAGCGATACAAGCTCAACATGAATGTTGAGCATACGGCATCCAAGTTTGAGCCGTTGAGCGCGGACGAAAAGACGCTAGACGGACTCAACCCGCATTGCGTCCTAGTGGACGAATTGCACAAGCATAAGAACCGCGCGGTTTTGGACGTGTTGGACACGGCGCTAGGCGCGAGGCGAAACCCGCTTTTGTGGATCATCACGACGGCGGGCGACGACTCTCCGGAAACGGTCTACGCCCAAGAGAATGAATACGCCATCAAGGTTCTAGAAGGCGTCGTGCAAGACGACTCGATGTTCGCTTTTATTGCGACGATTGACGCGGGCGACCGTTGGGACGATCCGAAGGCATGGGCGAAGGCAAACCCGAATCTTGGAATCAGCGTCAAGCTAGACGACTTGGAGCGCCAAGCCAGGAAAGCCGCTAAGAGCCCGTCGGCGCTCGCGGCATTCAAGCGGCTCCGGCTCAACGTGCGCACGTCGCTTGCGGAGCGCGCAATCGATATGGACCTATGGCGGAAGAATTCGCGCGGGCGGTTCGATCCGGACAAGCTAGAGGGACTCCGTTGTTGGGGCGGGCTCGACTTGTCGAGCAAGATCGATATTTCAGCTTTCATCAAGCTCTATGAGCCGGACGAAGAAGGCATTATGCGAGTCGCGTGTCGGTTCTGGATGCCGTTTGAGACATTGCAGGAAAGAGCGGACCGGGACCGGATTCCATATCGGCAATACGTTGAAGAGGGATGGATTGAAGCGACTCCGGGCGACGTCATAGACCACGCGGAAATCCGCAATGCGGTCATTTCGGACGCTCAGAGATTCGATATTCAATCAATCGCCTATGACCCGTGGAACGCGACTCAGCTTGGAGTCGAGTTGAACGAAGCCGGAGTCGAGGCGGTCGAATTCATCCAGGGAATCCGCTCCTACACGGGACCAACGAAAGAGCTTCAAGCCTTGTTGTCCGGCAAAAAGCTGGATCATGGGGACAATCCGGTATTGATGCTTATGGCGTCTAATTTGAAGGTTCAGCGCGATAAGAACCTTAACGAAATGCCGCACAAGGCTCATTCAACCGGGCGAATTGACGGAATGACGGCGCTTATAATGGCGATTGGCCGTTGGCAGTCCGCCGACTCCGCGACGCTCGACTCTGGCTTCTTTGACCTAGCGGGGCTCAACAATGCGTCATCGTGAAGAGCGCAAAGAGCCTTTCTTTGGCTCGATTCGGAACGCGGACGCGCCGCTAACCTTTGAGCAGGCCGCGCGGATCGCGGGATGGTACGTTCCGACGTTTGCCGGGCGCGACGTGTCGCCCGAGTCGGCCATGCGAATTGCTGCCGTTTATGCTTGCGTGCGGCTCATTAGTGGCGTGATTTCATCGCTTCCCTTTCCCGTCTATACGCTCAAGAGCGACGGGGAGCGGAAGCCGGCGGAAGCCGACTCCGTTGCGTGGCTCTTGAATGACGAGCCATGCCCCGGATGGTCCGCGGTTCAATTCTGGAAATACATGATTACCGCGGAGCTTCTTTGCGGCGATCAATTCGCGTGGATCGAAAGGGACCGCAACGGGCTCCCGGTCAACCTTTGGCCCATGGACCCTAGGCAAACGACCGTGACGCGCGACAAGGCGTCCGGAACGCTGATTTACGGCACGATAGATTGGCGCGGCAACGCCGCGGCCTATCATGGCGACGACGTGTTGCACGTCCCCGGCGAAGGTTTCGACGGGCTCCGCGGAAAGTCCGTCATCGGTTGGGCTGCGCGCCAGGGCGCCGGCATCGCCCTTGCCGCCGAAGAATTCGCGGGACGCTTTTTCAGCAATGGCGCCCGGCCTGACTTCGCGTTGACGACGGACAAAAAGGTTGACGCAAAGAAGGCCGCGGAAATCCTCAATTACTGGATAGGCCGGCATCAAGGCGTTGAAGCCTCGCACGTCCCCGCCCTTCTCACAGAAGGAATGACGGTCAAAGAATTGCAAGTTTCCCCGGAAGATTCGCAGCTTCTAGAGACTCGCAAGTTTCAGGTAATCGACATTGCGCGGGCGTTTGGCGTTCCGCCAATCCTCATTGGCGAGTCCGAAAAAACTTCCGCGTGGGGCTCCGGAATCGAGCAAATCGTTTTGGGCTTCGTCAAATTCAGCATTAAGCCGATGTTGGACAAGATATCGGCCGAAGTGAATCGCAAGTTGCTGACTTCGCGAATCTATCGGCGCCGGGATCGATGCGCGGAGCATGACCTAACGGACCTTGAGCGCGGCGACACGACTTCCCAGGCGGCCTTTGCTCGCGCCCTTGTCGGCGGAGCGCAGGGACCGGGCATCGCCAGCGTAAACGAAGCGCGGCAGCTTTTCGGCCTTCCCAAGCGGCAGGACGGGGACTCGCTCTACGATCCGAAGAGCGGCGGCACCCCGACGGCCGGCAACGATTCTGCCCCGCCGCCGACTTCCTCAAAGTAAGAGGCTTCATCATGGACAAGATTCAGGCGGCCGCCGATTGGCGGGCGCGTTTCCAGAATCGCACGCCGCGCTCCCCGTCCGCTGCCGCCGACGTGCGAGTCGTCGCGGCCGGCGCCGACCTTACGGAACTTTTCATCTATGACGAAATCGGACCGTGGGGTATCACGGCCGATGCGTTCAACAAGGCTCTTGCCGGCGTAACGACTCCCAACGTCACGGTCCGAATCAACTCTCCCGGCGGGGACGTGTTCGATGGCTTCGCCATCTTCAACGCGCTCCGGGCGCACGGCGCCAACGTCGGAGTCGTGATCGATGGACTCGCGGCATCTATTGCAAGCGTGATCGCGCTTGCCGGTCAAACCGTCACGATGAATTCGCCATCTTTGATGATGGTGCATCGCGCGTGGACGCTCGCGCTTGGCAACGCAAACGATATGCGCAAGACGGCCGGCTTGCTCGACAAGGTGGATGGCGAATTGGCGGCCGTCTACGCGGCCAAGACCGGCCAGGATGCCGCGGCAATGCTGGCGATGATGGACGCGGAAACGTGGCTCACAGCCGAAGAAGCGGCGGCCGTCGGCCTTGTCGATACGGTTGCTGATCCTTCCAAGGATGCGGCCGCGCAAGCCGCCGCCAAGGCGGAGCTTGAGGCGGCGCACGCGGCCAGGATGCGCGCCGCGCGTGCGCTGATCCTAGGCGTCCGCTGATCGTGTTTCGCGCGGGCCGCCCGCCCGCGCGTCCATTTTAGAGCCCTTGGGCAAGGCATGGGCCGGCGCTGCCGGCGTCCCTGACGGAGCATCAATCATGATGTCGATTCAGGCGCTGCGAGAGCAGCGCGCAACGGCTTCGGCCGCGTTGAAGAAGATGATGGACGACTCGGCCGGCAAGCCGTGGACCGCGGACAACGAGTCCACGTTCAACGCGATGGCGGCTGATATCGAGTCCATCGATCGCCAGATTGCCGCCGTCGAAAAGGCAATCAAGCTGACGGCGGCGCACCGTGACACTATCGACGGACTCGCGGATCGCGGCGGGCTAAAGCTCAGCGAGGCGGAAGCCGAAGAAGAGCGGCGCCTTGGCGTTTTCAATAGCTTCCTGCGGGGCGGCTTTCAGTCGCTCGACGTTGCGGACGTCCAAGCGATGCAGCGGGAAATCAAGGCGGCTCAGTCCGTCGGCACCAACTCGGCGGGCGGCTACCTTGTGCCGGCCACGATCGTTGCGCAGCTACTCGTTGAAATGAAGATGTATGGCGGTATGCGCGACGTCGCAACCATCCTTCAAACCGCGAGCGGCGAACAAATGTCGTGGCCAACGATGGACGACACGTCCAACGTCGGCGAGCTTGTGGCGGAAAACGCGGCCGCCGCTTCGCAGGACTTGACCTTTGGAACGGTCGCCATGTCGACCTACAAGTTTTCGTCCAAGGTCTTTACCGTGCCGTTTGAGCTTTTGCAGGACTCGGCCGTTGACGTGATTCCCATCGTCAACGCCGCGGCCGCGGAGCGCATCGCGCGAGCGCAAAACACCTTCTTCACCACGGGGACCGGCACGGCGCAGCCGCGCGGCGTCGTGACGGCGGCGGCGCTCGGCAAGACCGGCCTTGTTGGCCAGACTCTCAGCGTCATCTATGACGACTTCGTGGACCTTGAGCATTCCATCGATCCGGCATACCGGGCGCAGGGATGCCAGTGGATGATGAATGATGCTTCGTTGAAGGTCATGAAGAAGCTCAAGGACTCACAGAACCGGCCGCTTTGGCTGCCCGGCCTGTCGGGGCTCGACTCCGGCGTCGCCGCTCCCACCTTCATGGGATATCCCTACGTCATCAACCAAGACGTTGCGGTAATGGCCGCAAATGCCAAGTCCATCCTTTTCGGCACCTTCAAGCGCTACATGATTCGCGACGTCATGGCCATGTTGATGTTCCGGTTTGACGACTCGGCTTACATCAAAAATGGCCAAATCGGCTTCCTCATGTGGGCACGGGCCGGCGGCAACTATATTGGCCCGTCGTCCAACTCCATCAAGTATTACGCCAACTCCGCCACCTAAGCGGACGGCGCCGATACGGGATCGCGGCGGCTTCGGCTGCCGCGGTTTCCCGAATGGCTGCGAGGAATTGCAGCCATTCGGGAAACTCAACCGCCGGAGAGTATCAGCAATGTATATCCCCAACCTTACGC